GAGCCAGCAGCAAATGTGTATGCGCCTAGATTGGTCTGTCCAATTTCACCAGTTCCCATTGGCACGATTTTGCCAGAGATTTCGCGGCGTTCTTCGCTGCACTCAATAGAGGCGGCTTCGATGTACAAGGTTTCCATTATATTGTCTCACTTCCGTTTGGAGTTAAATCTTCCATTTCCATCGCTTGTTCAGTTGTAATTAGTTGAAGTTCAAGCATCTTCTCAATTACAAGAAGTCGCTCCATTGGTTCTGTACGAAGGAATGAGTCATCAAGTGCAAACTTGACATAATGCCCTGCGGTTGAGATGTCATCCATAGACAAGCGTGATTCAATAGCTGAAATGTAGGGTTGGAAAGCCAAAGCAACTAGCTGCTTTCTTTCATCTAAGATATTGGCGTAAGTCATAGATGTGTTCTGATCTGCTGACACATAGTAAGCAGGTATGCCGCAGAGGCGAGCAATTTCTGTGGCTAGGTTCTGGATTGCTTCGTTGTACATCATATCTTTAGGTGAGAACTGTGTGCCTTGGAACTCAAGAGTGCTAGTTAAATAGGCAGTTGAGTTGTTTTGACGGCTGCGCTTCCAAGCTGCCAAAAGTCCAGAGACCTCGGCAGGTGGTAGGTCTGCTCCTGTGTTCTTCAATATGCCAGAAGCCATTGGTGTAGCTGAAGCAATAGCAGCAGCCTTGTTAATGTCAATCGCTGACTGGATAGTACGAGAGCCAGCATTAAGTATGCCTTCGTTAAAGGCTTGGAATGTTACAAGTGATCCTAAACCTGACATTGGGCGAGGTGAGCCATCAACATAGTATTGAGTTACATATACGTTGTGAACATCTAGGTCAAAGGTGACACGTGTGTTAGATACCCACTCGAAAGAAGCGCCTCTTCCATCTTCCTGATAAACCTCAACAATTTCGAGAAAGGCTTGCCCATACATAAGAAGGCTGTCAACCAACCAGCTTATTGTCACAAATTGTGGCTGTGACTTTGAAAGTTGGTGAACCCAACGTGGCGCAGGAATATCCTCGCCTGTGGACTTCTTCTTATACTCAAGAGGAATTGTGCCTACTGTGCAGAGTAGATCGCGGCATCTTTTAAGAGCTGGAACGCTCATAGCATCGCGGCGAGAGATAACTGGGAAGGTAAAGCTGTAAATTGAGTTAAGGTTATCGCCCATAATGTGCGGGGCGGCTTGAGCTTCAACTATTTGTGGCTTACGCGAAAAGAGACCCATAGAAGGCAATTATACACTACATATAGATTATTCTGTGTATATAGCCGCTACCTGTTGTGGTTTGGTTAGTTTCCATACAATCATGGCAACGCTGATTGGCACGTCAATAAATCCTGCTGATTTCCTTTTGATGATTCTCCAGCCAGAGTCCGAGACCTTCGCAGCTACGTTTGCGAACTGTTCGAGAATCAACTGCTGACCATTGTGAGCCAATTTCTGCGCTATGACTGCATCGAGTAAATCACCGCAAGCCTGATAGAACTGTTGACCCGAACAATCCTCGACAATCTGACCAGCGTTGGATAACTTTTCGGCAATAGACTGGGTGGCATAACGATCATACATAATCTGCCTTGGACGATAAATGTCAGCCCATGCCTTTATGCCTACAGCAATCTCTAGATCATTAACACCAATCTGGGACTCCCATTCCTGCAATACTCCAACGCCAATCCTGCCGTCAGGCAATATCTGACCAGCAGAGAGACTTGCGTGTCTCTTGCTAGGGCTTACGTCAAAGCCGAATACTGTGTAAGCGCCTTCTGGCATCTTAAGAGTTGAGTCAGAACAATCCTCAATGGAGTTAGGCGGGAAGGGTGATTGAAGTGATGATACCCAGAGACACAATAGCTCCGTCATGATTTCGTCATGACTGGCAGTAGATAGAGATTCCTCAATGGCTTCTCGACTTACCCTGATCCCTAAAGCTGGGTTCGCTTGCGCTACCCCATCCCAGAAGGCTTTGCTAGTGGTATCAAACTTCAGCATATTAGGTGCGCTGTATTCGTAGTAGCCATAGGTCTTAGGCGGGTTCTCCAACGCACGCTCTTTCAGGGAATTCAGCGGCAGACTAAAAGCATCACCAGCGTTGCTAGTCCAGAAGGTCTGTCCATCCGTTGCTCTGGTTGTAGGGGTAATAGCGGTAACTGCTTCCTGTGACCACTCGCGCAGCTCATCGCCCCATGTGAACCAAGAGGTACGACCTCTTGCGCCATCTCTAGTCGCTGCTACAACGTCCAAGCGACCAGCACCGAACTCTGGCAGTAGTTCAATGGACTCTGTGCCGTTAGCATGGCGAATAGCCTTGACCTGACAATTCAGGAAGTCGTTACTCTCAATCGTGTAGCACATTTCGCGAAATGACACCAAAGCCATGGCTCTATTGGATGAAGCTATGAGGACTCTAGGGCTATTAAACAAGAACAGGTGCGCTAGGCACATGATTCGACCTAAATATGATTTACCTGATTGGCGGGCTACCAAAAGCAACCCAGTCCGTCTGATGAACTTATCCTTGCTATCTGTAGCGAAGAAATCCCGCACGATCAGCTCTTGCCAAGGCATTAAAGGCTCGCCTAACTTCTTAGCAAACTCGATAACCTCATCGCCTTTAGTTTTGCCTTTTAATAGTGGACTATGAACCCTTGGCTTGGTTGCCCCTCGCGGGGTTTTGACTTGACTCATTAGATTCGTTTCAGCCTTGGACTGGTCGGGTAATAAACGGACTGTCTTGGGCTATTCCCGACTGCATCGGGGAGATTAAGGCAGAAAAAACAGGGGGGGTACTCTTGCGCTCTAAAAAAACACGCTCATTACGGCTTCCCTTGCTACTATTGCATGACACGCAGCATGTACGCATGTTCGCTTCATCTATTGCCAGTTCCGGCGCTTTGCTAACTGGGATGATGTGGTCAATGGTCATGTTCTTATTCTCTGCACCGCAGTAGTAACACACATACCCATCTCTAGCTAATACTCGAAGGCGTACTTCCTTGTACTTCCTTGATAATCGAGGATCACCCTTCTTAGTACTCATTGCCATCCTTTAGTCTTGAGATGATGTAAAGCCTTGCAGTAATCAGGCTCATCATACTCTGTATAACCATACCTATGTTGTACATACTTCCAATAGAAGTAGAACTGATAGTCATATGGTGCATCTATCAGCTTGGTATTGCGTATTTGGTAGTACCCATGATGTGAGCCATTGCGAGCATCAGCTCTAAATGATGACTCCCTAAACACTATCTCGTTATGGCACTTATATTGTCTATCTGTTAATTGGTAATTGGCTAATGACTTAAGGTCTGTATAACGATCTATTGAGCCTACTCCTACTGCTGTACTCTGCATAGACAGAGCTATCCCAATAACGATGGCTACCCCGCGCGCTATCCGCAAGCGGCGCGCTGTGAGCCCTTGATGGGCTCTAGCCGTGAGAGTACCATGGCTGTCAATTACATTTACATAAGTGCTGGTCAGAACGGCGTTGCGTAAGTTACTTGTCGGTAATATAGAAGCCGGACCCCTTGAAGTGTGCTGGCACAGAGCTGTAAATCTTACGCATACTAGACCCGCAGAACGGGCAATCCACATCATGAGGTTCATTTATTTTTAACTCCTTGTCATAGCGGGCATTAGCCTCGCATAACTCGTTATCGCACTCGAACTCATATATAGGCATTACTTACACGTCCTGCATGGCACATCAACCAACTTCCATGATCCGCATTGTGCGCATCTTTCAGGCTCTAATTGTATCGAATCTTGCTGAATATCTCCGTATCCTGCTCTAAGCAATAGATCAACCAAGTCTTGAAATCTCATGAACGCTAGGTACTGCGTACAGTCCTCGCCTTGCGAGTTCATTCTGACCACCACGGCGCTTAGCTCCTTGCCTTGCGACCTCTTCTCCACTTGCTTGATCCATGCTAGGGGCTGGAAGTCGGCTCTCGCCTTTACCTCAATGTCGAACGGAACATTGTGTATATCCTTGCCAGCCCCACGACCGACACATGCGCTTCTCCACCATTGCGAGAGATAGGCTGCAACCACTCGCTCAGTACGCAAGCCTCGGTCTTTCCTGTGTCGTGTCATGCACGCCCAGCAGAGTTTATTGTGTGGCACTTGTCGCACTTCCAAGATTGAAGCATTGCTCTTGACTTGATCTGTGAGACTGTTGGTGGGGTATTACATAACTGGCAGATAATAGCAAAGCCTAATTTCTGTAACTCCCATGCTGATGCTTCAGCAGCTTGTAACTGCTCATCTGTGGGAAATTGCTCCCACTCATCATCCATATTACGAAAGTATAATTTACCCACGTTTCACCTGTGGTTTCCATGTGCCATCTTTGGCAATCTCGTACCAGATAGGATCACAAGGCACTTGACCGCCGGGCATGTCTCTAGTGCTAGATTCTGGACATCTCCACATTCCGTATTGCTTGCCAGCCTTAGAAGTTCCTGTTTTCCATACACGCGCACCATGGATACAGCTCTCGTCTGTCGGAGTGCCACCAAGGACATCCTTGACCATCGAGACTGCTTGCTCCATAGTCTGAACTGGTGCTGTGTAGCTCTGATTCCATGGGTCAGATTCTACAGGCACAGGTACATATTCCTGTGATGTCTCTGCCATCTTTGCCTTGGTCTCTTGCACAATATTCTGCACTTCGACCTTAGCCTTTACCTTACTCATCTCCTCACGAGATGCTCGCTTGCCCTTAGTTGCATATCCCGCATTAGCCAATGCGCGCCCAATCGCACTTGTCTCACAGTTCTCAAGGGCAGACGTAGCATTAACTCCACGCCCTTGTATCGTTTCTTCAGCGAGCCCAGTAGTCCAAGGTCTAGCATCAGCTTCAGTTCGATAGATACTAGCTTCAACGATAAACCTAGAAGTAGTATGCTCAAGGACTTTTGTATGTATCTGACCATCTGGGTGATCCTTCCAGAACTTAACTAAACGTTCTTCTACTGTCTCGTAATCATCTAGGTTAAACATAGAGTTCATTCTCCTGTGTCTGTAGCATGCCCGCTATACCGAGGTAGGCACAGGCATCGACTTGGTTGTCCACTTTCGCAGTTTCCATGCTTCGTGCGATTTTGACCAATGCCATACAAGTTGCAACTTGATAGTCTGTGATTGGCATCTCAAGGTATGAACTCCATAATGCTGCGGTTCTCTGCATATTGTCTGATGGATGTCCATAGTGCATACCACGATCTTGTATCGTAGCTCTGGCTTCTGTAAGGAAGTCACCAGCGTTCATCGGCTAACCTGGTGTTGTGTCTGTGCCTTGATAAGTCGGCGGGCATTTATCTTGCCTTGAATCTTGCCGTGTTCGTGTCCTTTGGCGTAACCAAGTAGGAAGCCAAAGACTATGCCCAAGCAACCCATCCCAATAAGTGCATGATCTACATTCATTTTGAGCCCTTCTGTACCCGTATTTCGTGTACGGCAGAAGTATTACATCAGATGGATGCGACAGCCCCCAGATTTAGATAACAAACGTATAACGATTTCTGCAGGATTCTCATCCTCAAAGACTGGACTAGCGAACCCTTCCATAGACCTTGCCCTGCACGATAAACGTGCCGTTCTTCTCAATGTTGATTATGTCCACTTGGACGTTATAACCCTTGACGTACATGATGGCAAAGGCTTGCTGCCAATTAGCCGTTCCCTTGGTGTATGAGGCTTGTCTGAAGTCCATTAGATTACCTACCTCAACTCCATGCAGAACACGCCCTAAACGCCCTCCAGAGGCTTCTGTGAAGGCGCTACGCCCTGCCCTATGGGTATGACCAGAGATGACGTTCTTCCCATGCCTACGGGCTGCCTCAAGGGCTGATAAGCCCCCTAGCTGCTTGATGGGTGTGTGGTCTCCATGAACTGCTATCCAGTTAGGAGCGATGTTCATAGGGTTCTTATGGAAGGTTATGCCAAGCTCATCAAACTTCATGAACTTCTCGAATCTAAGCTCTGGCAAGGATAAGAAGCTTGGAATCTTCTTCATGATGATGTTATAAAGTCTATCTGTGTGGTTGCTTCTGATGCAGTCAGTAACGCCCAACTCCCAGAGCAATTCGACACATCTGTCACGATCATCGCCAAGACTCTGCTCGTAGGCTTGAGGGGTTCCCTCACTCCATTTAGAGATAGTTTGGAAGTCAATTTCGTCACCTATAGTAACTGTCTGGTCAGGCTTAAAGGTCTGTAAGAACTTGGCAATATTGCGTGTGACATGCACATCCTCAAAAGGAACCTGCAAGTCTGAAAGTATTACGATTCGCTTAATCGTCATCCTCATCTTCATAGGGGATATTGTCTATGCGATTGGGTAAGCCAGGAATAATCCAATCTGGGAAAGAATCACGATCACCGAGTATCCAGAAAGCATGGGTCTCTGTGAACCCTGCCTTGCGTAAAGACTTGTAATACTCGTTAAGAGCGATGCAATAGGCATCAAGCGCGCTGTAAGTATCTAAGTCTATGACTGGTCGTTTCCTTGCCATGGTTTTATTATCGGTCTAGAAGTATGTTGTAAATCTCATCGACACGCGAATTAAGTCTCTTAATTTCAGAGAGTAAATGGGTAATGACATACCCAGACAGACCGCCAATGATGGCGATAGTGGCAAAGTAAAGGGTGAAGAAGTCGCTCTGTGTCATCGCTTAGGACTCGCGTATCCGAATACGCCCGCTAGGACTGCCCAAAGGACAGAGCGATAATCAAGTGCAAAGTTAGATGCACCCCAAGCTGCTAGGAAAGCGCCTGCTGTGAGGATTGCTGGATTCTTCATGTTCATGCTGTGCCGCCTATCATTGGGATTGTAAAAAAGAACGAACCATCTGTATCGCCCTTCTTAGTGAAAGAAATATGGCAATGCTTAGTGTGCGGGTTAATTCCAGAATACTTCCGCCAACGCCACCCCATGCGAGAGGAAGCAATGCGCCCGTTGAAGATGATGTAAGAGATTCTCTTATCTCCACGTTTCGCTGCAAGTCGTATCTGATCTGCAAGGTCAGGCATGAGGTCTGGCTTTGCTTTGCCAGATAAATCCCTGTCAATGTCAATGGCTCGGACGATACCTTCTGCATCAGGATTGTGGTCAGAAGGACGTGCCGAATGACGTACATCGCCAATCCAGCCGTCCGAGGTTCTATCGCGGTCTGGGTAACTATCATCTAGCTGCTCCCTTAACTGCTGACCTGCTTTGCATAACTTAGGTGTCATATCAAAGGCTCTGCCGGTGGTGTCTCGCATACGGAGCAAGACCAACGCTTGTTCTCATTTAGCAATAAAGTCTCATGACCACATTCTGGCATCGGTGCAATAAAGGCATCATCTAACGGATCGTAGGTGTAGCCAATTCCTGCATAGTTGTAACGGATATTGCCGTTGTAAGAAGTGCGTTTACAAGTTTGACCTCTAAACTCGCCGTACCAAGTCTCTGGGTCTTTGCCTTCAATCAGTTCTGTTTCGTCAATACCAACGATAACTTCTGTGACAATGTTTGTGTCATCTAAAAATGCGTAATGTGCCATTATGACCAGCTCACATTCCCAGTACCAGCAGTAATGGTTGCTCGCTTGTAGCCACCGCTTGCTCCGCTTTCTGTACCTGTCAATCCTGCACCAATTGTAATTGTGCGAGTATCTGGATAACGCAGAATTACTACGCCAGAACCGCCATTGTTGCCAGCGTTTTGAGTTCCACCTGAACCAGAACCACCTGCACCGCCGCCTGTGTTTGTTGTACCTGCTGCGCCTTGGCTTCCTGATCCTGCGCCACCGCCGCCAGTTCCACCAGTTCCACCAGCTGCTCCGCCGAATCCACCGCCGCCACCGCCGCCTGCATAAGTAACGCTTGAACCAGTTATAGAAGTTGCAACTCCGTTGCCGCCATTGCCACCTACTGCGCCAGCGTTACTACCAACAGCGCTTGCACCGCCACCTGCGCCACCATTAAGTGTTGCCGCTGTTCCTGTTCCACCAGCAAAACCTTGATTAGCAGTACCAGAACCTCCGCCGCCGTTGTTACCTCCACCGCCGCCCCCAGAACCGCCTGTAACACCATTCTGCGCGCCAGCTGCTACGCACTTAGCTCCACCGCCGCCGCCTGTTGCGGTAATAGTCGAAAAGACTGAATCAACGCCGTTAGTGCCGTCTGTTGGTGTTCCGACAGGACCACCTGTTCCACCGCCACCAATTGTAACTGTGTAAGAGTTTCCTGTTGAAACGCTTAATGCACTTTCAAGGCTTCCGCCGCCGCCTGTTGCGGTTACTGTGCAACGAAGTCCACCTGCACCGCCACCGCCTGTTGCGCCGTTGTAAGAGACAGCGTTAGAACCTGAACCACCGCCGCCTGCAACTACAAGATAATCAGCTGAAAAGGTCACTACTGGTGGAACGCCTTCGCTAAGCATCCCAGAAATTACGTTTAGCATTACGCGATGCCACCTACGACATACCAAGTATCTGTGGCAGTCTTAATGCAGACTGCTGTCTTGTATTGAGCCAAGGTTGGCTGGGCTGCTACTGCGCCCGCAGATAAGACTGTTGTTGTGCCTGACGTGACTGCCTTAATTGTGCAGAGTCCAGCACCAATGTTAAGGACTGTAATGACTGTGCCGATTGGGAAGGCTACAGAGGCATTGGTAGGAATGTTAAAGGCAATGGCTGTTGCCTTGTTCATGACCTCTAGGACTTGGTACTGATCCGCTAGGACTGCTGTGTAGTCGGCTGTGTTCGCTGTGCCGACTGTAAAGGTTGGAAGGCTGTTATAGGTAGCCGCTGTTAATACGTCTCCTGTTGTGACCGGAAAGGTTGCCATGTTGCTCCTAATAACTCAATGTAGATGTGCCGATTATACCGTATGTATTGCTTCCAATAATGAAACCATCCACTATTGGCTCAAGCGTGGTTATTGCTACTTGCATTTTGTTAGCTGATATATCCCAAGCAAAGCCTTGTGCCTGGAGTGTCTTTTGGATTGTAGAGCCTGACTCTGTCACGTTTGTTATGTCTAGGTTGTCAAAGTAATCAAGCCCAATAAGGGTATCGGTTGGTACGTCTGTATCTAGTAAATCCACCAGCATCTCGTCAATCCGGATAGTGGTCTCTTTGCGGGTATTGACATAGTTCTGCGCTGCGCCTAGAACCTGCGCATCTGTCTCGGCAATCAGGTTCTCTTGGTTTAAGCCATGAGGGAAGTACTTGTCGATTGAGGTCTGGCTAAATACATTTTGGACTGTGCCACCTGTGCGGGTAAATCTGACATCGTTAATAATAAGCTTGTCGTCAAACGCATATTTTACATTGCGGTACGGAATGCCTGTGGTCTGGTTAAAGGCCGTAGCAGTATTGCCAAGGCTAGCGGTAACTTCGCTGCGTGACTTATAGACTGCTGATCCATCAGGGCTCATGTAGAACGCTCCGAGTCCTTCAGAGAACTCTGCGTTCTTAATCGCATCTAGGGTAGTGCGGACTGTGCCTGTGTCTGCAATACAAGTGGCTTCTCCTGTAGCAATCTGTCTCATGGAGTTAGGGAACTGGACATCATCCAGAATCTTGTTAATGCGTGTGCCTGTGGTTTGACCTGCCGCTGTGTCGGCTACTGTGGCGATATTAGACATCTGCAAAAGACGGAAGCCATCTGTACACAAGATGTCCACATAAGCTGTTTCCTGCCCTACAGGGAAGGTATAGCGGTAGTCATTGACATAGCCAGAGAATAGGAAGTGGTCTGCTGTAGCTGTGGTGGCAGAGATGCGCACCTTGCGTAGAGGCACAAGATAGCCAAAGTAAGGCGAGGCTGGGTTCTGTGGGTTGAAGTAACCTAAAGGATCAAGTACTCGGACTGTGGCAGTACCGGCATCGTAAGTATCTTTCAGAATATTGCGTCCACGCCTGATTGAGATGCTGTACACGTCAGGAGTTAAATCAACTGTAGGGATAACTACATCAGATGCACCGAATGAATTAACACCGATAACACCGTTATCTGGTGAGCCGATGACGAAGCCAGTACCAAAGGTAGCACCAGAGCTAAAGTCAAAGGTAACGGCTATCTGTGCAGGTAATGTCATCCCGCAAAGCCACCAGTTCTGCGGTTGATATAGGCAGAGTCTCCAGTAGATAGTGACTGGTTCTGCAAGCCCTTAGCGATTGCATTAGTGACATCGCCTTCGCCTGTAATCTTTAACTCGACTACTACGTTATTGGCGTTAGGGTTGTAGTTAAGCCCTGTGCGTGTGTTGTAGGTGATCATGCCGTCTGATGGCATAGAAGGTACGTTGGTCGCTGGTACTGGCGCTGGAGCAGCGTTTAGGCTTGGCGCAGCTTGTCCGAATGGAGTACCAACGGAAATAGCGGCTGCTTTGCCAGCCAAGTAACTTAGATAAGCATCCAAGTACTCGAAAGGGTTACGAGCATTAGGAAGAGCAGCCAAAAACTTGGCAAGGTTGCCTGATGAATCTTGAGCCATAAGAATCTGGTCTGTAAGCTTCTTGGCTAAATCAGCATTGCCATTAAGCAAAGCCAGTTGAGCTTGTAAGCGGATTTCCTCTTCCTTTGTAACCTGACCCTTAAGGGCTGCAACTATCTGAATCTGCTCTAGATCAAAGACTGTGCCGGACTTCTTAAGTGAGGCTTGTTTCTTCTGCTCTGCGGTAAGTGCCTTGGTAGATGCAACCTGCTTCTTAGTGAGGGCTGCAACTTCTTTGGCTCGCTTAACTGCGGCTGCTTCTGCCTCGCGTTGTTGGCGTAGGCGAACTGCTGTACCTGCTGGAGAAGCTGAACGATTGGTAGATGATGCACCAGCGCCACCCATGCCAGTACCTAGCGGATCCATAAGGAAATTGGTGTAACCCTGACGGAACTTATTGACCAAGCCAATGGCTGTGCCTAGCACAAGCGTTACGCCGTTTACAGCTTTAGCAATGTTGTCAATTGCCTTAGCAGCATCCTTAGCTTCTGTGCCACCGCCAATGCGAGCGAAAGCATCTACCAAGCCCTTACCGATTGTCTCCTTGGCGTTCTCTGATGCAAGCGCCAGAGTGTCCATCTTAAATGATGTGGTTGTGAGGTAGTCCTGTGCTGCTCCTGCTGACTTTGCCAGCATAATGCCTAGAATCTCATTAAAGCCCTTGGTCTGTAGTTCTGCTCTTGTAAGTCCTGTGTTGTACTTGATAAGTCCACGAGTGATACCGACATAGCCTTTGCCAAGGTCATTGGTGACTGTGGCTAAATCTACGCCTGATGCTCGGCTAATCTGGATGGCATTGTTAAGAAGCTCTTGAGACTTAGTAAGTGATCCAGTTATGTTGAGCAAAGATTGGAAAGCCGGACGAAGAACGTCATCGGCAATAGAAGCTGTGCGCTCTAGGTTAGAAATAAAGTCTGCGACTTGTACCTTGGAAAAGGAAAGCCCAAGGTTATCAACTGCGCTGGATAATCTGCGAGCTGCTGCTTCATCTTCAGAAAAGGCTTTAACTGATGCCTTGCTATAAGCAATAATGGCAGAAGCGCCGAGGGTCACGCCAAGGGTGCGACCAAGCTTCTTAATTGTCTTATCTAGTCTGACGGCTGCGTTATCGGCATCCTTAAACGCCTTCTTGCCAACGAACTCCGCCGCTATGTCTACTCTTAAGTCTGCCATTACTTCTTTGTCCTCGCATTAAAAATAGCGGCTGAACGCTCAATAGCCTTGATTACTCCTGCTGTGGCTTTGCCTTGATCTTCCTCAAAAGCTCTAAAGATTGCGCGACCTGTCATCTTTGGCTTATCGCCTTTAAGTTGTCCACCGAGTTTAGGTGTGAACTTGCCAGTTACTCCAGACTTACGTCCGGCAGTCTCATAGATAGCGCCAGCAGCGCCCTTATTAAATATAGATGCCAAAGCTCTAAAGCCTGAACGATTGGCTTTGCTAGGGCTTGTCTTGTAGCTGATACTGCGGCGCGCAATAGCGGCATCGTAGTAGCGATTAGCCCAGCGACCTTTAGCATTAGGACGCTTCAACCATCCGCTTGGAGCTTCTGCGTTTGATGGTAAGTAACCACGAGCATCTTTAACTACTGGCTTAAGGAAAGCAGTTATCTCTTTAGTTGTTTCTTTGGCTAGGTCAGGCTCAAACTGGCGAAGGGCTTTACGATAAGCGATTACGCCTTGGATTTTTGTTGGCATCGCTCTGCTCCTTTGCTATGTCCTTTAATACCTGTACATGAGCCTTGAAAGCCATCGTAGGAAGTTCCACGATGGAGTTGAACGGAACTCCATACTCATAACTCAATCGAGCTGCGAGATAGGTGAGGGAGTTCCGATCTAACCTAAAGGGTCAGACTCTAAGACCTCGACACTCTTGAGAGTGGCAAGGAAGTCCTCGCCAAAAGGCTTGACTGTTTCACCCGAACGTCTAATTGCTTCCCAGCACAGCCAGTAAACGTCTGACTGCTTCTGATCTTCAATCAAGGCTTTATGAAAGCCCTTCTTGGCGTAGTTCTCAAAGCTGTACTCCAAGACTGGAGTTATCTCGAACTCCTGCACTTGTCCGTCAGCCCTTGTTACTTTGAGTTTTGCCATAGCCCTTTATCTCCTTATTAGAATGTGCCTGTTGTGGCTACTGCTACTGTACCAGAGACGTTAAATGTAAGGCTTTGTACTCCGATGTCGGAGACTGCGCCGTTGATGTCTGTGGTGTTGTTGATAAGGCAGGTAGCGGTGTACAGAGGGTTGGTTGCTGATACAGCAGTTCCCTTTGTCTGTAGCAATACTACTGTTACGTTTGTTCCCCATGCTGCCTGCAAAGTAGGAAGAACTGTTCCTGTTGCTGTGTCGTTGAGGAAGTCAATAGTGATAGAAGATGCTTCAAGACCCTTGACGAACTTGTGTCCTGAATCGCCCATCGCAGTCACTTCGAGTTCATCGAAGCTGCGGTTGAGGGTTACTGATGTGACGTAAGCAGA